GATGGTCACCGGTGATGGCGTCGTCGCTATCGACAAGCCGGGCACCCTGAACGCCGCCTTCAACGGTGTGCAGCAGGACGCGTCGGGCCACTTCGAGTCTGTCGCGCATACCCGCTCGTCGCAGTCGGGTACTCGCGTCTAAACCTGTCTTCCTTCGGGAAGCCTGTGGAGGGGTCGGTAGGGGAAACTCTACCGGCCTTTTCCTTAGCGCCATGCTGGCGGTCCTCGCTTAGTCCAGACCGGCGGATATATCTTACCGTTCTTGCGCGGCGTCTTCGACTGCAGCCGCCAACGATGTAACAGGTACTCACGGTACGCCTTGCGCGTGTCCTCGATGTGACTGTAGTCGATCCCTAGGCCTTGATGACGAGCTGAGTTGTGCCAACGCTTAGGCTTCGGGTTCGGCAGAATGCGCTTGCTGTAGTTGAACGTCAGACCTTGGATAACAAGGTGTGAGGCATGTCGTCTGCCGAAGCGATACATGAACTCCTCGCCCAGTTCGTTTCCCCAATACCAAAGCCATGCCCAATTCACAGGATGCTGTGCCCACTTCGTGATTGGATTGTGGACGTGACTGTTCTTGTAAGGCGTCACCTGCTCGCCTGCCTCAAGGTTGAGAACGGTGCAAAGCATCTGCGCTGCCTCAAGAACCATCTTCGTCAGGCGTATGTCATCGAGTGCGCGAGCACAGCGTCGGGGCGAGTTACTGACATGCTGAATGTTCATGCCGGTGTCTTATCATTTATAATGCCTCGACGCAACCGAGTCCTTCTACATTCAGGACCATATCCTTCGGCCACCGATACGGGATCAGTGAGCTCGCGTCCACACATGCCGCACTTGCCTTCGTGATACACCGTGAGGTTGGGCGGTATCTCATTATCATCGATCAGTCGACGGTAGAACCACTCGAAGGCTTTGAACGAAGGACAGGTCTTGTAGATGCCTGCCGTTCGGCGTGTCGCCTTGAACCGTTCACCGCCGAAGATCGTACCGAGATAGACGTAAGCGCTTTGACCCGATAGCCTGTGGACCCACCACGTATCGCTGTCTTTATCCTTGCGAATCTTGTAGGTGTAGTGAGTTCCCGTTTTCTCAGATCGAATGGTGAGCTTCGCCTTTCCCGCGAACATGAACTCCTTGAGCAAAGCTACGTCGGTGAAAGGCGGAACGCTCATCGATTATGCTCCTCATCATGACACTCAATCAAAGGTCGCCTGTGGATATTACACATGAGAAGGTTACCCACGTCCTCGAGACCTGCGTTGAAGTCGTGAGCGAGCATGTAGGGGCGTTCTTGTTCCTTAACCTGCTCGGGTGTCAAGCGGTTGCACTTCATTTCTTCTTTCCCTTCTTCGCTTCCTTCAAGCCTTTGCTTATCTGTGCTTCAATGGCTTCGGCTTCCTTCTTGGGCCAGGACCATCCGTGTGCAGGTTTCTCGAGTTTGAGTGTTCGGAGTACCCCGCGAACTTCCCGACCCTCGACTCCAAGTCGCTTAGCGATGTCATTGGCTGAGGTATGTCCGGACGTATCGACTCGGGGCTGCTTCGGCTCGCTTGGTCGATTAAGCTTCGCAGGTGCTGCAGGTTCGGGTGCGTTTTCAGTATCGTTCCGATCCTCACGGCTTCTCGATACCGGGCTGTGGACGGGGAGCTCATTCTCATTGTGTGCTTCGTGTCGTCCGTGTTTGAACTGATTAACTGCTCGGAGAGTTTGGTCGCATCGCCATTCGGCTTCGGCGGAACTGAGCTCATATTCTATAATCTCCTTCATCTGTTCTTTGTGTGCTCGAATGGTAATGCCGCTTGAGGTGCGGATCATGTGATCGCGAGGATCAGCGCCTTCGTACTGAGGCCACATTTCCCATTCCCACTCGTCATTGCCTATCAGCTTGTCGACCATATACCGAGCAGCATATGTGGCAAGAAACTTCAAAGCGATGGTACGACCGTAAGGATCAGTGTCCTTTTTCAGGCCCGCATAGATCACGTATTTGTGACCATCGACTTTGGGCGAGTATGCGGGTTGAAGTCCTCCCTTCGTTGTCTCTTCACGGGTTACATGGGATTTTCCTGCTCGTGCCATGCGATAATCCTTGTGTGGGAACGTCGTATAATATACCTTGAAAGTGATAACGGATCAACCACTCATGTCCAATTTTGTCCGAACCTTCAAGCGGCGAAAAGCTTTTCTCGATCAACTCGAGCTGGGCAACTCTATCACGCGTGCGGCTGACGCTGCAGGTGGGTCGCTGAAGAACTTCAGGGCATGGCGTAACTCAGATCCTGACTTCGCTAAGGATTGGGACGAGGCGATTGATGCCGGTACGGACTTCATCGAGGACGTGGCAACAGAACGAGCGTTGACGAAGTCGGATCCGCTCATGCAGATGATCCTCAAGGCTCGTCGACCGGATAAGTATGATCGTGGCAGTAAGCTCGAATTGAGCGGGGGTATCAGTGTCGAAGGTTCAAAGCAAAAGCTCCTCAATAAGATTGCGAGGCTCCAGGCTGCGGGGCAAGTGGCCGACAGCGGCGGTGAAGGACAGTCTGCAATACCTGAGGAGGTCGCAGCCGAAGAAGTCCTCGCCCTCCCCTCGCCGCCCGAACAACCAAACGCCGCCACCGTTCGTGGAGGAAAACGTCGCCGAGCGACTAGCGGAGGTTGACGGGCGTGAGCTACGCAATCATCACCTCAAGACACTTGACCTATCGAAGCTTGAGGACCTGAGTGATGAGGAAGCAGACGAACTCCTCCACACGTGGGAACTGTGGGCTCGGCCTAATCAGTTGGAGCCTGATGGTGATTGGACCACTTGGCTCATTCTTGCTGGGCGTGGGTTTGGTAAAACTCGTTGCGGTGCTGAGACTGTAATCAAGTGGGCACGTACTGGACAGTGCAAGCGTATCGCACTCGTAGCAGAGGACTCGGCCGATGCGCGTGACGTTATGGTTGAAGGTGAGTCGGGTATTCTTGCTTGTTCACCGCGTGACTTTCGTCCGAAGTACGAGCCGTCTAAACGTCGACTTACCTGGCCCAATGGCGCACAGGCCACTTTGTTTTCCGCGGAAGACTATGACTCACTCCGCGGTCCTCAGTTTGATGGAGCATGGTGCGATGAGCTCTGCAAGTGGCGGTACGCTCGGGAAGCGTGGGATAATCTTCAGTTTGGCCTTCGTCTCGGCGACCATCCCAAGCAGATCGTCACCACCACCCCGCGCCCCATCTCACTACTCAAGGAAATCATTCTACGCTCCGATACCGAGATCACCAAGGGCAACACCCGAGAAAACCTAGCCAACCTCGCGCCTCCTTTCGTCAAGGCGGTGATCGAGAAGTACGAGGGAACGCGGATCGGTCGTCAGGAGCTTAACGCTGAGCTGCTCGATGACACGCCCGGCGCACTGTGGTCACGAGGCATGATCGACCAGGATCGCTTGGTTCCGTCTGACCCGAGTAAGCCGATCATCATTCCACACCTGTCACGCATTGTGGTCGCAGTCGACCCCGCGAAGGAGCTCGGTGAAGCAGCGGCCGAGACGGGTATCACGGTTACGGGTATCGATGCGAACGGTCATGGGTATGTGCTCGAGGATTGCTCGGTCGCCGGTAGTCCAGAGGAATGGGGACGTGCAGCAATCACTGCCTATGATGAATGGGACGCTGACCTGATTGTCTACGAGGCGAACCAGGGTGGTGAGATGGTTGCTGCTGTTCTTCGTGGTGCAGCGAAGTCGATGAAGGATGATAAGCTTCGCACGACTGACTTTGTTCCCATGAAAGCAGTGCACGCGACCCGTGGCAAGTACGTTCGTGCCGAGCCTGTGTCGCAGCTGTACGAGCAGCACAAGGTTCATCACGTCGGCATGTTTCCGATCCTCGAAGATCAGATGTGTGAGTACACACCCGATGGCAATATGGGCTACTCGCCTGACCGCCTCGACTCCTTGGTATGGGGCTTCACCGAGTTGTTGATCGGCGGCGTTCCCAATCAGGGACTCATCGAGTACTATCGTCAAGAGTCACAAGCTATCGCAGACAGATTGAAGGGCAATACCCCTCTCTCGATAGGCGCGATGATTTCTCTTCAAGGCCCATCGGGTATAAATACCGCGTTCGGTGCTGACGGTAGCAAATACCTTATCGGGGACGACGGGCTGTTTCGCGTCAAAGAAGACGACGTTAGACCGCTCGAGGCCGCTGGGTTCTTAAGGCATTTTGCTACAGTAAGCACCTAAATCTGATGATGGGGTGCGACAGGATATGGTAAGCGAACGTGCCCGTGCTGGCGGTGGTAAGGAGATTGCGATCTCTGCTCACTACACGCTTCAGGGAAACACAGGCACGGGCGCCAACTGGTTTGGTCCCGGTGCACCGATGGCCCCACAGGCTCCTGCCGAGGTCAAGGGAAGGGCGTTCGACTTTCCCGTTGGCTATAACAACGTCAACGCCAGCCGCTCATATGAGCCAGTCACGTTTGCCACGCTTCGCGCGTTCGCCGACAACTATGACCTGTTGCGCCTCATCATCGAAACCCGCAAGGATGCCATGGAGCGTCTGCGTTGGGTGATCCAGCCGCGTGACAGCAAAGAGAAGCTGACGCCGCAGAAGAAGAACAAGGCGAGACAGCTTACCAAGTTCTTCCTGAAGCCCGATGGCGAGCACAGCTGGAACGCCTGGCTTCGCATGATCCTCGAGGACTTGTTCGTCATCGATGCCGTGACGCTGCACCGTCGCAAGACGCGTACAGGCCAGCTGGTATCACTCGACCAGATCGATGGTGCCACCATGCGCCGAGTGCTGGACGATTATGGTCGCACGCCTGAGAACGATAACGACACGGCCTATCAGCAGATCCTCAAGGGTTTGCCCGCCGTGAACTATCGTCCGTCGGAGATCCTGTATCGTCCGCGTAACCTGCGTGTCCATAAGGTCTACGGGTACTCACCTGTGGAACAGCTGATGATGACCATTAACATCGGCATCCGTCGTCAGGTCTTCCAGTTGAACTTCTTCACTGAAGGCAATATGCCTCAGGCGCTTATCGGCGTGCCCGAAGGCTGGACGCCCGATCAGATCCGCGTGTTCCAGGAGTGGTTCGACAACATGCTCGCCGGCAACATGGCCGAGCGTAGTCGTGCTCGCTTTGTACCGTCCGCTGTGGGCAAGACCTATGTTCCCACACAGGATACTGAGATCTTCGGTAAAGCCGAGGAATGGCTCGCGCGCGTTGCCTGCTTCGCGTTCAGTATTAGTCCGCAGCCCTTTCTGCAGATGATGAACCGCGCTACGTCGGACACTGCGTCCGAGGAGGCTGCTGCGAACGGTCTTGCGCCGGTACAGAACTGGGTCAAGGACATCATCGATACCATCCTCGCCGAGGATATGGGTGCCGATGACTTCGAGTTCATCTGGAAAGGTGATGATGAGCTTGATCCGCTTAAGCGTCAGCAAATTACAGATGGCAATCTGAAGAATGGACAGATCACGGTCAACGAAGGCCGTGTCGATCAGGGCCGTGAGCCCTATGACGATCCAATCTTCGATCAGCCGATGTTCATGACCTCCAACGGGCTCGCTCCTCTGGCCTTGAGCTCAGCTGCTCAGGGTGGAACGGATCCGAAAGAGATCAGGCAGACTCCCAAGCCTGATACCCCGCTCGTCGAGGACCTCAGCGAACAGGCCAAGAAACTGGCCAAGATGCAAGAGTTCATCGACGCCGGTGATGAGGCGGGACTGGCCGACTATCTACGTAAGTTCAACGAGGAGCAATCAGCATGAGTAAGGCGAAGGCGCGGGTATTCGTCCCGCTGACGAAGGTGGACGAGGAGAAGCGCCTCGTCTACGGGCAGATCACCCAGGAGATCCTTGATAAGTCGGGCGAGGTCATGGACTATGAAACCTCGAAGCCGTTCTTCGAGAAGTGGTCGAATGACATTCACGAGGCGTCCAACGGGCTGTCGAAAGGCAACGTGCGAGTCATGCACGGCCTGACCGCCGCCGGCAAGCTGACCGAGCTGGACTTCAATGATGCCGAGAAGGCAATCGATGTCTGCGCGAAGATCGTTGACGACACCGAGTGGAACAAGGTGGTCGAAGGCGTCTACACAGGCTTCAGCGTCGGCGGCTCATATGCGAAGCGTTGGACCGACACGCTCGCTGACGGATCGAAGGTGAAGAAGTTCACGGCCAATCCAAACGAGGTCTCCATCGTGGATAACCCGTGCGTGCCTTCGAGTACGTTCGTCATGTTCAAGGCCGACGGCGCCGAAGAGCAAGTCGAGTTCAAGGTCGAGAACGATGATGAGGCGTGGCCCGACTTCGCCAAGGCTGACGGCGAGAAGCCAACGCCTCCTGTGGAAGAACAGCCTTCGCTGCCTTTTCCAACGAACGACGAGGTTGTTGCCAAGGCTACCGAGATGGCCAAGGCTGCCGGCAACGGTACGACCTGGATGGATCACGTCACCCAGGCGCGCGACGAGTTGATGAAAGTCGACACGGCTCTGAGCATCGCTGCAGCGCAACAGAAGGACGCGAAGGAAGCCGAGGGTGAAGGAACCGAAGAAGAAGCCAAGACGGAAGTCGACGCAAACAAGGGACCTGAAGCTTCGACCGCCGACGCGGATGCCGGTAACGACAAAGCCACCAAGGCCACGCCCGCCGGCGTGATGCAGAAGTGGACGACGTCCGACGGTCAGGCGTTCGAGAAGAAGGCTGATGCGATCAAGCATGAGGAGTCGCTCAAGCCCGTCGAGCTGACGCCGGCACAGGTCCTTGAGCAGCGCATGTCGAAGGCGTTGTCGACCGAGCCTGTCGAGTCTGAGCCCGGTTTGATCGAGGACTTTGATCGACTGTCGAAAGCTGTGTCGGCAATCGTCACTCCTTTCGAGGATGGCAAGCCGAAGCTCGAGAAGGGCATGTATACCATCAACCGCTTCTCCAGCGTCCTCTCGGACATGGCGTCGCTGTCCCGCACGATCAAGCGCGAGGCAACGAAGGAGGGTGACGACGGCTCCGACTCGGCGATCAGCGGTGACATCATCGCTGCTGTGAAGACGTTGGGTGCTTCGTTCATCACCTATGCAACCGAGCAGGTCACCGAACTGCTGGCTGGTATGGATGACGAGGTCCTGGTCGAGTGCTACGACTATTACTACGCTGCGGCGAAGGACAAGTCGGACAACGAACTCGCCAAGGACGTCTGCTCGCTGATCGAGGACAAGCGTGACTCCAGCCGCGAGAAGCGTGAGGAACTCACCAAGGCGTTCGGTATCGTCGAGGCCGACGTTCCTGTGGAAACCGATGAGTTGTCGCCGCCGCTGCAGAAGCGCTTCGATGACTTGACGGCCGAGAACGAAGAGCTCAAGAAGGTCGCCACAACGGCCGTCGAGAAGGTCGAAGAACTTGCCAAGCGAGTGCAGGCAGTCGAGGAGACACCATTGCCGCGTGCTCCGCGTAACGTCGCCCTGCGCGAAGGCGATGGTCAGTTCTTCGGCAAAGCAGTTACGTCCGATGCTGACAAGGCGGCGATCATCAAGGAAATGCTCGAGACTCACGGTCCCGACGGCATGGCCACAATGATGATTAAGGCCGCGCAGCAGAACGGGCATCAGCTCTCACTGAAGAGCTAACGAGGCAACGAGGACCGGGGACGGTTACTCCACACTGCCCTTGCCGGGGACGGTAAGGTTACTGTCAACAAAGTCAAGAAGAAAGCGAGTACACAATGACTGGTATCGTTCAAGAGCAGGGGCTCGTTGCGGGTGCTTCCCTCGACGCCCTCATGAAGGCACTGGGTTCTGCCCCGCAGATCGCCAATCAGTTTCTGCCCGACGCGCTCGCCAAGAGCACGTTCTCGCAGGCCGGTGGTGCAACGCAGGGTCTGACCTTCTATGATCTCGAGGCAGGCGCGAAGTTCCTTTACCCGGTTCTGACGCCTCTCCGCAACGAGATCCCGCGCGTATCCGGCAAGGGCGGTATCCAGGCGAACTGGAAGGCCGTCACCGGTATCAATACGAGCGGCATCCGCATCGGCGTGTCCGGTGGTAACCGCGGCGCCGTCATGGCCGTGTCTACCGCCGACTATGCAGCTGCCTACAAGGGCATCGGCATCGAAGATAACGTCGACTTCGAGGCGCAGTACGCCGGCCAGGGCTTCGAGGACATTCGTGCTCTCGCTGCCAAGGTCGGTCTCGAGGCGCTGATGCTCGGCGAGGAAATGCTTCTCCTCGGTGGCAACGGCACTGTTCCACTCGGCACGACTCCGACGCCTTCGCTTTCCGCATCCACCACGGGCGGAACGATGACGGCGACGACCAAGTCGGTCATCTGTGTGGCACTCACCCTCGAGGGCTATGTCAACGCATCCATCATCGCGGGCATTCCGACGCAGATCACGCGTACCAACGCTGACGCTTCGACGGATACCTTCGGCGGTGGATCCGCACAGAAGTCGGTTGCTGCGACCATCGCAACGACCGGTACCACGGGCTCGATCACGGCGACGTCCGCCGCTGTCCGCGGTGCAGTCGGCTATGCCTGGTTCTGGGGAACCGCTGGTTCCGAGCGTCTGGGTCTGCTGACCACGATCAACGTCGCAACGCTGACGACGGAACAGGGCGCAGGCACGCAGCTTGCTTCCGCTCTGCCGGCGGCTGACAACTCGACGAACAACCTCGTCTTCGACGGTCTGCTCACGCAGGCAATGAAGGCAGGGTCGAACGCGTACTACCGGTCGATGGACGGCGCCTCGCTGAACACCGACAACGCGGGCGGCATTCTCGAGATCGACGCGGCGCTGAAGGGCTTCTGGGACAGCTATCGTCTCACGCCCGACACCATCTGGGTTTCGTCGGATCAGGCGCTGGCAATCAGCCGCAAGATCCTCGCGACTGCCTCGACGGGTGCTTACCGTATCGTCGTGAATATGGAACAGGGAATGATCGCGGGTGGCGTCATGGTCGCTACCTACCTGAACCGCTTCTCGATGAACGGCGCCAACGTGCTGAAGGTTCGGATCCACCCGAACATGCCGCAGGGCATGATCTTCTTCAACACGAGCCGCTTGCCTTATCCGGTGAGCGGCGTTAACAATGTGGTGCAGGTTCGTACTCGTCAGGAGTACTACCAGATCGAATGGCCGCTGCGCACTCGTAAGTACGAGTATGGCGTCTATGCCGACGAGGTGCTGCAGCACTACTTCCCGCCTGCCATGGGCGTGATCGTCAACGTCGGACCGTAAGGTCGGACTGATCGGGTGAGGGGTCTTCGGATCCCTCACTTTTCTTTTAGCGAAGGGACAACTTCGAAATGCAGACCATCGACAGAATGAAGGCGCCGAAGGGAACGACTGAGGCGAACATCGAAGGCCACACCTATAAGGTTGGCGAGAACGGCGTTATCAAGGTGCTCAGCCAGACACACGTCGAGACACTGACGCGTCACGGCTTCGAAGCTTATGACGGCGCCGATGAGATCACTGATGCAGACATCGACGAGATGGACGAGAAGGGTGAG